TGTAGTCTATTTGCGTTATACCTGTTAAATCTTCATGGTGCAACAAAAACATTGGAGATATATATTCTATGCCTTCGTAGGCTGTTGCAGGGTCATTAGCATTATTATGTTGACCACCCGCACCGCTTGAGGAGTGTCCTGTAACATAACCTCTAAATGTTTCCCATTCATCACTAGCTTGTTGGTCATAAGCATNCAATGTAACGTAATGTGCCGCACCAAAACTATCAGTACCCGATGTATTTATCTTAGTTGTTTTGTTGGCAGCGTAACCTGTAAAACCAACGTAATCAGCACCTAAACCACTACCACTACTTTTTATCCTCACCTCTATCTCATATATGCTTTTTGGATTGTACTTTATGAATTTTTTACTTGATGCCCAAAGCTCATCATTTCCCGAATCGTTACCTTTTACATAAGTTCTAGTTCCCGATAAATGACCATCAGCCGAGCTAAAAAAGGCATCAGTTGTGAAATTACCATCAATCTTGTTCCAATTATCATTAATGTCAATTACAGCACTATAACCACTCCAATCTTCTCTAAACACTTCTTTACCTACCCATCCTTTCTCTATCCATACATTTGGTGATGCTAATAAATCCTCAAACATATCCTGCTCACCAATACCGTAAGGTCGTGAAACAGCACTACCTTCCTTTACAGCTTTTACTTGCGACTTTCTAACAGAAGGGTATTTATCATCGGTAAGACCTGCTACTCTAGGAACTAAAGCACCATAATCTTCATTATATAAAGCGTTGTCGCCTAATAGTATATTTGTATTACTTGACGAACTACCTAGCTGACCTCTAAAATCGGGATATATGCTTTGCTCGTAAGATTTAGAAGATATGTTTATTCCTTCGCTAAATGTTCCGTCAAAAGTATAACTGTCAATACCACCCAATCTATTTTGCCAATGAAATCTAACACCATCAACCCTTTGTCTAGTATGGTCAATATAATATCTAACAGTTTCACCTATCTTTTCGCTTCCGCTATATTCTGTATATATATCGTAAAATTTAATTCTTGAAAAGTCAGTAACAGCACAACTTCCGTTAAATCTTGATGCGATAGATTCTTTTATGTTTCTTGTTCCTATACCTACTTGACAAACTGAATTTGCTTCATTTGTACTGCCACTATCTGCCCAAGAATTTAAGTTACTTCCTGTATTACCATTACCATCTACGGTTTTGCTTATAACCAAAACATAAGCATTTCCTGTTCCATTTGGTATTTCGCTTCCGTTTTTATCATAAAACCTAGCTAAAACCCTAACGTCATTAGTTTCATCGTCTTTATGTAAGAACGACAGGTATTCACACTCATCGTGACCTATAATTCTATAATTAGTTGGCTTTGTAGTAAGGTACTTTTGTCTATTCTTTTGGTAATCAGCATCACCCGAATGAACATATTGATAAAGTAAATCAGCACCCTGCTCTTGCAAAATAGAGCCATCGTATAAGTTTTTAGCGATATTTAAGTAATGCTCTTGTTCGTGAAGCAAAGCTGTGTTTGTAGCTACAAAAATACCGCTATCAGATTCGCCTGAAAGAGTTAGCTCACCGCTAGATATAACTTCTAACTCAAACTCAACCTCAAACTTCTGATAAACATTATTTGATATTTCTGCAAGTGTTATATCTCTCATAACTAATGCACTTGTGTCTTGAGTACAAGGTCTTAGATTGTATGACAAGAAATCTCTACATATTGAAGAAACATCTATGGAGTAATACAGGTAGTTATTGTTTGGAGTATTACCTGCTGAATTGTAATTAGGTATATTTATGCTTGGCTGCACCCTTATTGAAACCGCTTTTGATGTTATAGCAGCATCGCTTATGTTGTCGTATGGAGTTATAGTAACCTTTGAGCTTACATAAGCATCTCTGTTTGTGGTTTCGGCTCTAGCACTAAACTTAATAGGCTTATATACACTTTGAAAAGTGTTTTCAGGTTGGTCTGTTAACTGATAATCAGGCATTATATTTTGTATTTATGTTGTAAGTATCTATTTATCTGTTTTACTTGGTCGTGAGTAACAGCATCGTGATTAAATATTATAAGCTCTTGCACATTACCTTGAAAGAAGTTTGTTGCTGATGTGTATTTATTAGCACCCAATACAATAGGAGAAAGGTTGCCAAAAACCCAATCGCTGTGCAGCCAATGGCTTTCATTCTCGTGTCCTATTTGTGTTTGATTTGCAAACAAGTGAAATCCTTTGTTGTGAAAGTCAAATCCAACTACTGAAGTTCCATACTCGTAATCAGAATCTAACTCTATCTCCTCACCTTGAGGGTCATACAAAAACCCCCTAATAGCCACGCGATTAATATTTCTTGAAACATCAATATTTATTTTTTCTATGTTGCTTCCTTCACCATTTTTACTTAAAAAAGAAACATTTACTTCACTTGTTGGTTTAGCTACCCAAATAATTGTGTATTCGTGATTAAGACCATTGCTACCGTCAATAGAATTGTTTATGCAACTCATAAAGTCGTTAGCACCATCAAACTCAAGGTAAGGATAGCCATTGTCAGTATTCTCGTACTTGTATATTGGCTTTGCTGTGCTAGTCGTTTGCACAAAGTCATTACCATTACTACTTTGGTCAATCCACTTGTTAACCACCTCGTTACCGCCAAAGAACTCCGTTTTAACGCCCATATCTGCCTTTAGCCACACTTTTGGGTCGTAAGACATAACAAGTGCTTCATCCATAGCTAAAAGACTGTGGGAGAACGTATTTAAAGTAAAAGTAAGCCTGACTTGTATCAACTTGTCGTTATACAACTCTTTTTCTCGTTCGACAGATATACTGTCAGGACTTAAAATTACTTCTTTACTTGTGTAGCTATCCAACACCCTTTGCAGCCAAGTCAAGCCTTCTTGTTCCAATAGACTAAACACCACATCAAGCGAACCTGATTGGTTTTGGTAGTAAGGTTTTGTTATAAGGCACTCAAAAGTGTATTCTTCTTGCACATCACCTTCCGTAGCAGGAAGCTCTGATGTTGGAGGTAAAACAACTAATAATGGGTAGTCATTGTTATGATTCTCGTTTATTTCATTCTCATAACCAAAAATAAAGCCACCATTAATCCATTGTTGCTCAAACCTATCTCTTATTTCTCTAAGTTTTGTAAAACTCATTATTTTATCTGTTTTCGCTGTTCTTCATTGACAGCTAATTCATAATCTCCTTTTGCAGTTTTCCAAGACAGGTATGTTAAAACCTTATACAACTTTTCGTCTTTTACACTTTGCATAGCATCTTTACCCTCTTTTGTAAATACTCCATCAAGTGATAGGTCATATAAGGTGTTGAGCCAACCAAATGGCTTCATTATCTTACTTGCCTTCGCTACTGCGATACTTTTTGTTCCGCCATTTCTGAAAAGGTTTTTATAACGTTGATTGATGCCAAAGTTCGTTTGTTCAAAAAAAAACTGAACTCCCATACGATGTCCATTGTCAACTCACGAAACTTCTTCGCCTTTTCGTCAATATTGTCTAGGTCAACCTCCTCATCTACTTCTTTACACAAAATTGCCATTTGTTCAGGTAAAATATCAAATCTACCGTTTTTTAGGTATTGTGTGTTCAACTCCAACTGTTGACTTTCTATATAATCACCAAAAGTACCTGTTCTTAGGAAGTCCATAGGAAAATAGTAAACTTTTCCATCAAACTCGAAATAATCCATTCCTTTTGGCTTNTATTCCTCCATAATCTCGTTAAGGCACTCAATTACTGCCATAACATCATCCATAGGCACATTTGCCATTGTTTCACCGTCAATACTCGTCATATAGATGAATAATTCCTTATACATCTTGTTTTCTTGCATAACGTGATACTTTGTTAGGTCATTCTCGCTATTTGCTTCATCTTCTGTGATTTGATACTTTTTTATTATATCATATACACCACAGTAGTAGTCAACGGTCATTTCCTCCCACTTGTTAGGGATATTGTATTGTTTGTTATTGATTTCTATGTTTAACATTGTTTTTCTACTTTACTTTCTTCTTCTAAATCTTTTAACATATCTGACAGTCTGCCTACCATTTCCATAGTTGCACTATGTATATTGGTTGAGCATTTGTCTAATAAATCCTCATTGGACTTATTTTTTAATCCTGCAAAGAAGCCTAAAGTAGTGAACATAGCTAAATTTGGTATAGAAAACAACCATTCGCTTACACTATCGTCTTTCAAGCCAAAATCAGAGAAATCATTGTGATACATCAGTATATCGCTAAGAATATCTTGAAAATCGTTGTATTTACCACTTTCAGCCATCTCAGTAGCGTCATACACTTGTTTCTGAACAAATGTTAGATAATCTAGGACTATCTGCTCGTGTTCTTCGTTTATGTATATGATTTCACTCATTTCTGCAAAATTAATTATATATGTTAGTTATCTGTCGCAATTTTTGTGCAAATTTCAATTTTATAGGTCATTTAGCCAAAAAATACTATTTTCTTGCCTCTAAAGTGCTGATTTAGTGCCATAACTAGGCAATCAACCATATCATCGTGCCTTGCAGCAGGAAATTGTTGGCATTGCATCAAAAATTCTTCATTCCAAGCACCTTTGAGTAGTGTTACCCTACCCGTTTCTAGTGTTGGACTTACGTCTTGTACTCTAGCCACCTTGTCTTTAGTTGGCGGTTTATCTTCTTTTACGTTTAGACCTGTTTCTCTAATAAGCGTTTGCACTATGGACTTACCACTTGCTTTAGGTTCTACAAAAATTTTGGACTGTGTTGTATATCCATTTTTTTCTACGAACTTAATTATATGCTTTACTAGGTCAGGAAACTCTAGTCTTACATTCTGTACTGCTATTATTTGCCAAGTGTTCTCTGCAAATACATAGGCTAGTAGTGCTGAAGGGTCATTTTTCTCACTTGCTGTGTATGCGGGGTCGATTATAAAATTGACTACCCCTTCTTTTTGTGTTTCATCTACTTTAAACCACGTTTTCTTAATCATACCGCTATTTGCGGGTGTTGGTCGTTGTTGTAGCTGTCCTGCATAGCCATAAGAGCCTAGTGCCGACTTATAGTCATCTAACACCTCTTGTGAGAACCTATCTTTCCAAAATAGACCATCTTGATATTGGTCTGCTAGGCTAGAAGGCTTTAAATCGCTAGAAAGCTCTGCGGGTATGCAAATATGTTTGTGTTTATCGGGTGAGTTATACAAGAGGTAACCGCTAAGGTCATCTTCGTGTACTCTCTGCATAATTATTATCCTAACTCCCGTTGTAGGATTGTTTAGTCGTGAGTATAGTGTTGACTTATACCATTCGTTAGCATTTTCTCTTTCTATCTGCGAAGCTGCGTTCTTTGGTGAGGTAGGGTCATCGACTAGAATTATATCGCCACCCTGTCCTGTTACCGAACCACCAACAGATGTTGCCCTTCTAACTCCTAGATAAGTATTCTCGTATCTAGCTTTTAGGTTTTGGTCTTTCTTAATCTGATATACTTCACCCCAATGTTTCTGATACCATTCGCTATTTATGATATCCCTTGACTTAGTTGCGTGTTCTATACTAATCTCTGCCGAGTATGATGCTGTGATAAACCTCATCTTAGGATATACTGCCCAACACCAAGCGGGAAACAGAACAGTAACGAGTAAGGACTTACTACTACGGAAAGGAATATTAATAATTATATCCTTACCCTTTGGTTTATTATCCTTTATCCTTTCGGCTTCGGCTTGTAGTAAATCGCAAAGGTATTTATGGTGAAAGTTTACTGATATGGGAACAGAGGGTTCAGCTATCTCAAAGGCTCTAATGAAGAACTCATAAAACGATTTCTCGCATATGGCTTTCTCCATTGCCTGAAGCAACTGCTTTTTCTGTTGTTTATCCATCTATCTCAACGTAGTCAGCTAAGTCATCGTCATCATCGACATCTCTTTCGAGGTTTTCCATCTTAGCCTTTAGTTCGTCTAGGCTAACATTGTCGTCTAGCTTAATTTCTATTTTTCTACTGTTCTCCGATTTTATTTCTGTTGATTGAAGTTTCGGCATTGCATAGTTAAGCAACTTGGCAATAGCATTGATATATGCTTCAGGATTCTTAGCCGATAGCTTTTCGAGTGCATCCATAATATTCACTTCCTGTCCGCTAAGAGCATTGGCAAGTATCTCTCTTGTTATCTTAGTGTTCTTAGTAATACTACCCTTACGTCTGCCCGTACCATTGTGATGACCAAAGGTTCTTTTGGGTGAATACTTTTCTGTGTTAGGTAAATCTTCTTTTTCCTCACTCATAATACAAAACTAAATAAAATACTACACATATACAAATAGCTTTATCTTTAGCTTTATTATGTAGGGTATATTATACCCTTCACAAACCCTTCAATAACCCTTTAACTATAAAATACCCTTTTAAAATTTTTTTTGTATTATATGTGGGTCATTTTTGCCTTTTAATATAACTTTTTACTCTGTCCCCTTACTTTTGCGAAAGACTTTCTTTTTATTTTACTAACTTGCGTACTTTCCTTGCAACGTTGAATAAACGAATCCCCTAAAAGGAATATATCTCTCAACATAACACACTATTTACTAACTTATAAAATTGGATTTCATTTTGTTGTGGTTGCGTATATGTGGCTACACATCCTGACCAAAAAAATTGACGGAAAATCTATAAGAAAATCCGTCAAAAATTGTAAGAAGTGCGTTAAATATTTGTTTTCTTGCTTATTAAAAAGAATTTTTTAGCCTATAAGCCATTCAAAAAACATAATAATGAGCGCAAAAATAAAAGGTAATAGCGTCACTTTTGCTTTATCTGTATTGTTAAAATCTTGTTAAGTTCATAGTATTAAAATTAGGTTAATAAATTATTATCTTATGTTCCTATTATGCACATAGCTATTTACATTGCCATCAATATAGGTCACATTCTCTTCTGAATAAAAGCAATCATCTACCTCTGAATATCTTGCACAATCGTCACACCTATTTTCGCCAACATCTTCGCAATATAATTCTTCATCTTCGTGAAGATTAGCACCACAACATTCGCAGCATGATTGTTCAACATCTGAATAACTACCTGAAGTTGAATCAAAAAAATGTGAAGATTCATCTTCTTTATCAATAGATAAACAATCGTCTGAATCATTACCAAATTGAAAGGTATCCATATAAGGAAAGTTATCAAAATCGGTTAAACTCATAGACTTAAAATGCACTTCACTAAATGGTGAATAAGAGCGCCCGTTTAAATTGTCGCAACTTATATTTCTGAAATTATAAGCGTAGATTTGTTCGCTTTTATCAATCTTGTTAATTCTCATTATTGCCTCAATCATTCTTTTGTAAATATGATTAGACAGCGGTTCATTATGTGCATAACTATAAATTCTATCTATATATATTCTTGGTTTAACCCAATAAGAGCGGTTGACTTCCCAAACCAAACATCTAGCGTATAAAGTACCATTTTCTAAAATGGTGTAAAGTTTTACCGGCAAATCAGAATATATTTGAAAATACTTTGAAGGTTTGCCTTGCATACAAGACATTGAACCTATTGAGTTAGAATCACTAGCGTATATCGTCGCTATATCGTCGCCTTCAAAAACTTTCAAATCTAACCTTTTTAAATCAAATAAATTCTTTTTTAGTTGCTCGATAATTTCGTGACATTTGAAGTTATCGGAAACGCTGTCGCTAAAAAATTTATTCAATAATTTTTCAATTGTAGTGTGATAAAAGTATTTCTTTCTTTGCTCTAGTGTAAAAATTTTATTTTCCTTCTGTTTATACTCTAATAATTCATTCTGCTTTTTTTCTGTAATGTAGCTAAGCTTTCTAAAGTCCGATTGGCTAAACCCCAATTTTATTGGGGTAGCTGTATTGTAATCCTTACGGCTAAAGCCGAGAGAGCTTATATCTTTAATAGCTTTTTTAAATAGTTTATTTACTGAATATTTCATCTTTAATAGTTTTTTAAATTGTTATTGATTAAAAAGGTAATTCTTCTAAGCTAGATTGTAGTAATTCAACAAGATTTTGCTTATACTCTATAAATTGAGGCTTAGATAAGTAAAGAAAATATTCTCTATTGTATCCGTTCGACTCTAGTAGATTACCTAATTTTTCAACTCCGTTTTCGTCTGCGTATTGGTGTAATAATTGCAATAAATTTTTCATAATATGTGTTTTTGTTTTATTAATATACAGCAAATATACAAAAAATTTAATACATACAACAAAAAATTTACAGAATCAAAAATTTTTAATATGCAAGAAAAATACAATAAAAAGTTATTAACAATGAAAATGTTGAAAACTCAAAACGGGCAAGGCTAAAAAAAAGCAGGTCGATGGCAGTTTCAGGGCAGTTTCAGGGCGTTGGCAGTTTCAATGGCTGTAAAAAAAAGAGGGCGGCAAAGCAGTTTCACCGACCCTCTAAACAAAAACATAATTACAAGTCTAATGATTGTATTATTGTATCTTCTAGGTCAATGTAGTCCCAATACAGGTCTGTTACGTCAGTATCTCCATTGAGTATAACCTTTTCTATCTCTAACTCTTCATAGTTAGTATCTCTCTCTGAGTAGTAGTGGTAGAACACTTCTAGTGTGTAGTTGTCTTGCTCTATGTAATAAGAGTCTTTGATGCTTCTGTTTGATTTCATAATGTTTTTAGTTTTAGTTTATTTGATTAATAATACAACACAAAGATACAAACTTTTTTTTAGTTATGCAAATTTATTTAACTATTATATGTTTTGCCTTTGATAATCATATTGATTATGGGTTGAGATACGCCGTACTTCTTAGCGAGTTTGGTCTGACTTATACCCCCCTCCCTATACTCCCCCCGTATAGCCTCCGCCTCCTCTAGGGTAAACTTGCGCTTGGCATATCCCCCACCTCTACGGTCTTTCCTGTCGTATATATTAATGCTCATTCTCTAATCTTTCTATCTCAAACTTGAGGTGATTAATAGTCTTTTTAATATCATCAATATGCTTTAAATTGTTATCCATACCCTGCTCTACCTTCTTACCTGCTCTCAGCAGATATGTAACAGCAGTTCCTATGTTGTATGATAAGTTCCAATCCTCTACTACCTTACGAGCTTCATAGCCATATACTGAGCCAATGTAGTAGTCAGGCACGTTTCTTTCCTTAGCGGTTTCTAATGCAGTCTTATTGTTTGTGTTCATATTTCTTTTGTATTCGTAATAGTATTTGCTATGCTTCATAATTCGTTCTTAAAATACTTATCTATTGTTTCCCTACATTGGTCAAAGCCTTTGCAACAGATTGCGTAATAACCCCTATCTAAGGCGTTCTGAATGAATGTCTTTTGCTCTTTGGAAGGATATGACTTCTTGTCCTTCTTTAGCTCTATAAACAATCCGTTGTACGTTTCGTTTGGCTCGAATATAAGTAGGTCTGATACTCCCCTCAAATATCCTGTACGCTTGGCTTTTAGCCTTTGTGAGTAATGTCTTTGAAACTGACCACCCATTGTTGCAGTAAATAGTG